GTCCCCCGATCGTTGGCACCTGTTTTCGATCCATTATGGAGACAGCGAACGCAAAGTTAATAATAATGAAAAACATAATAAATAACACTAGCTCTAGTAGCTATAATATGTTAACACGAAGTCTAACATACCATAAACAAACTAGAACCAGTAGTAAGTTTAATACTTATTCATCGTCATTTTCTATGGCGACTGCTGGTCCAAAGAATATTGCTCACAAGTGGATTATCGCAATTAAGCGAGTAGTCCCTGCGATCAACATTCTCCATGGGAAGAAACATGATCTTAACTTGGATAAAATGGTAAGTTTAGTTGAGAAATTAATTAAACACCATGGGGAGCAAGAGACAATCTTACGACTGAAACTGCTAAGGTTACAATGCCAACAGTATGTTACAGGTCAAGAGATTTCATCTCAACCTTTCCAAAAAGTTGACAAAGACATGTTTCCCAAAGCGATTAAGTTTATTAAACCAAACTTAACGAGCTTAAGTGATATGAGGTATTCTCTGTCAATCATGAGAGTGATAGAACTCTTTAAGGGTAAAACCTCAAAAGATACTTCCACCATTACTGATGAAAGCACAGCGAGTTCCAAGACATTACATGATATCGAGAGATTCATAACTAAATGCAAGTGGCTTAAACATATAGAGCCTGTGGAAGTTGGTTATCTCCCTATGTCAAATCGTGCTGGTCCTAACGGGCCAGCATCCATTGCAGCTCTGGCTGATCTAACGGCTTTACGCCGTGAAGAAAATCCAGTACTGCTTGAGGCCATAAAAGAGCAACTAAAAGTTACTATCTCATGGCTGAATATGGATGCACACGATGATATAGAAGGAGAATGGCTACATTCTAAACTAGTATTTTTAGCAGATCGCGCGTGTAAAACACGTATAATTGCGATCGCTGACTGGTGGTCGAATGCAGCATTGTCCAATATCCATAAGACTTTTATGAAAGCCTTAGCAAAAGTTAATAATGACCTTACATTTCGTCAAGACTCGATCCCAAAGCATTTAAAGACTTTAGGACCTAATTTATTTAGTTCTGATATGACTGCTTTTACAGATCGTTTTCCGAGAAGACTCGAAAAAGCTGTTGTAGCAGCAGTACACGGTGCAGAAATGGCAAGAAGATGGGAAACCATCATCAGCGACAGGCGGTTTAATACCGGTTGTAGCTCTCCTGTTAAATACAATGCAGGAAACCCTATGGGTGTTCTGTCATCGTGGGCTGTATCAACAGCTACTCATCACGTACTCAAACTCTATGTTTGTTACAAATTAAACATTAAAAAGTACAAATACGGATTGTTAGGTGATGATTCAGTTGACTCTAACAAAGAGGTCTATGGTATGTACCATAAGATCCTTGGCGAATTAGGTGTTAATATCTCCTTGTCCAAATGTACGACATCATATGATGGTTCAGGCGAATTTGCGAAGAGAATAGTCCGGAAGCGCAATGAGGTGACAGGTTTACCTGTTTACTTACTGCAACATCTAGATAAATTCCCAGAACAAATGCTTGAACTTGTCAAAATGTGTCGACAACGAGGGTATACCGACGTAAAACTCGGCCCCGCGGTTAAACAATTAGTGGAATCCCTACCCTTACAGGTGAGGACCCCATTGCTCGACTTACTTTCTCTCCCTGAGAGGATAACCGGCCAGGCTCCATTGCTGGAGGTACCTTTCGGTGGGTATGCAGATAAACTGCTTAACCTA